TTGAACAAGTATAATATCCTTTATTATGATATTGAATATGATGACAACCTATTTGTTCAAGAATATATTCTATTTTATTATTTTCATATATATAATTTTTTAATTCAGTAATTGTCATATATCAATATATCACCTACCTCTACCAATCAACAGGAATATGTGTAATACCCACTTCTTTTATTATGTTTCTAGCCATATCATGTTCTATAATAATTTGATATTGATTTGCACTACCTTCACGATTTTTAATAATAAATACAACTTGGTAAGTTTTATCTTTATTTAGAACTATAGGTATCTTAGTTTTTTTATTTTTACCTTCCAATCTATATACTTTTAATTCATTTTTTCCACCAGGATATTCATCTTCAAATAAATTTCTTATCATAATACAAGTTGATGCAGGATCTACAATGTTTTTTGAGATTCCAATATTATCTTGTGCATAATATCTTTGTCTTGCTGTTTTACCTTTTTCTAATTGAAAAGTAGCAGTTAAATGAAGATTTTTTTGTTCTGGTTTAACTATATCATATAAATCAACCATTTTTTGCATCATATATGCCCAAGCATTATCTACTTCTTTCCCTGAATCATTTTTAAATGTATCAATTAAAAAATGACAAACTCCCATAGATGCATATTTTTTCATAATTTGAATAGCTTTTGTCGTTGACCATTTTGGGAATGGTATAATAGTAATTCTTTTATCTTCTTTTTGTTTTTTTATCCAATCTATACTTTTATATAATATTTCTTTAATTTCAGAAGAATATTTACCATCTCTAACTATGTATTTTTGTAAATCTTGTTTTAAAATATTGTTTGCTACAAAAACAATAAATTCCCGTTGCCATTTTTTTAATCCATCTTCATTAAGCATTATAACTATTTTTTCATTATTATCTATTATACTTTGAATTATAGAATTTCTTGCAAATGTAGTTTTACCAACATTAGAAAGTCCACCTATCAAAGTAATATTGCCACATAACATTCCTCCTGTTTCTTTGGTAATCATTGGTAGATTATTATATGGTAGACCAACTGCTAAACCTTTATCTAATTCTTCAATTAATTCATCAATATTATCAGCAATATTATAACTTTTAATTTCCCCTTCAACATTAACAAATATATGATTTAACATTGCTTCATATATATCATATATTTGTTCTGCTGACATATCTACAAACTCTTTAATCTTATCATAAACAGGGAATCTTCTTGCTAACAATTGTAATACTGCATTCCATTTATGTAATTCGTCAACATATCCATTTATATTATCTATATTAATATATTCTTTTGATTTATCAATTGTATCATATCCACCATATTCTTCATATTTCTGTTTTAATTTAGGATGTTTTTCTAAATATAAACCAATGGTAATATCATCTAAAGTTTTTTTATTTTCTTTAACAATAATATCATATCCTATTGCAAAAAATATTCTCCATATATTATCTGTAAAACTTTTTATATTTAATTTATCATATGTAAAATATAAATCAGGATTCTTGTAAAGTATACTTACTATATTGGCTTCACATGCTAATTTATATTCTTGTACCTTCTTACTTGATTTTATTAATTCAATCTCAAGAGGACTTAATTCTTTTTTATTTTTTTCTACCATTACCCACCATCCTATTTACCACAATTCTTTTAATTCATTATTTATTTTTTTATTATTATTTTTATTTTTATATCCTGCACCTTCATGTGTCATATTTTCAAATTCCATACTTTTAACTTTTTCTTCTGATTTAACTACTTGTTTTAATCTATTTACCACATCATTAATTTCTTTTTCAATTATAATCATTATAGTATTGAATTTATGTTGTTCATTTTTAAAATCTTGCGACCTAACTATTTGCTTTATTTTCATTTTATTAATTTTAAAAGTATATAAAATATGATTATATTCATAATTAGCCATAGATATAATTTTTTTATTTGCCATAAATTTACCTTCTTTTAAACCTTTTAATCTTAATACCATATATGAAGGTAATTTTTGAGATTTATCATATTCAAATATTTCTATTTTTATATATTGATATAATTCATCCCAATCTTTTTTTTCTTTTTCCGTCATTTTTGCCATATTCATCACCTATAAATTATAATATAAAGAGGTGGTTTTATATACCACCTCTATTTTTAATCCTTTAAGAAGCAACAACCTCTAAAAATTCTACTAATTCTTTAAGTTTATCTATATCAGAAGTTTCTAATTCTTTAGCAGATAATTCTAGTTCTTTCATTTTTGTAGTTACTTTCTTTACTTTTTCAGAATCACTTCTTATGCCAGTCATTGATGATTTAAATATTTCCATTAAGTTTTCTCTTTCTTCTAATTCTTTTCTTTTATCTATTTCTTCTTTTTTCTTAGTAGCAACTTCTTCAACTACTTTATCTTTTTCTTCCTCTTGCAATACCTTAGTTTCTTCAATTGATTTTACTCCAGTTTGTTTATCATGTTCAATTTTAATAGCATTTTCAACTGCTTTAATAAATTCATCTGGATCAAAAACTATTGAATCAATAATTTCAGAAAACCTTGATTTTGAATCAATATTAAAATTATCATCTCTAAATGTAATTTTCCTAGTTTCACTACCAATTTTTCCTTGTACTTTTTCTTTTCCTGTAAAATCTTTTTTACCTGTTTTTTCTTGAATAATTTCTCTATCAATACTTGCAACACCAAGAATATGTAATTTTGTTTTTAATGCATTAAAATAATTATATTGCATATTTGTAGTAAGAATATCATAATCCATACCAGAAACAGGGTCACTCATCGTTCTTTTCTTTGTATGACCAATCAAGAACATGGCAACTCCTACCTTTTTTAATTCCCACATTCTTTCCATGATTAAATCTATTGTATATTTTTCCCCTTCACCATAACCTCCCCATGCTTGTTTAATAGTTTTTGCTTCTCTTTTTTCTTTTTTACTAGGATTTTCTCTTACTTCTTTATTATAAAGTCTTATTGATTCTGGTTCTGCTATTCTAATTAATTCGTCTATTGTATCCCATACAATAACTTTTAAATCTTTATAATCTGTAAGTTTATTTTCAATAATATCTTCAGTAAATTCATCAAAAGTATCCCAATCTGGAATATCTTCATAAATTGCACCAGCAATAGCATCTATACCGTCTTCTCTTCCAATATTTGCAATTATGTATGCATCTTCACCAACAAGTTTTTCACAAACTTCTTTTGCTAAAGTTGATTTTCCAACCCCACTTTCCCCAATTAATCCTAAATTGTAAGCTAATGGGTCTACTTTAATTACATTCTTTTTTCCAAATTTTCTATTTTTTATCATATTTTTTATCATATTTTTTATTTCTCCTTGTATTATTCATATTTTCAATTCTAGTTACCCATTTACAGTTATTTTTATTGTAACCTTGATTACAATCTATTCTATCAATTTCTGTATCTTCTTTGTATTCTTCTTTATGTAATTGATAACTTTTATACATATCATTCATAAAATTTTTAAATTCTAACCATTCATCACAAACTTTAATTCCACGACCACCATAATAATTATAAAATTGATGATTTGGATTATTACATCTTTGTGTCATACTTTTCCATATATGATAAAATGGTGTTTGACTCATATTATGTTTAGAATTTGCTTTTGAAATCATTTCATTTCTATAGCATCCACATGATTGTGTTTGACCACTTCTAAGTAAATAACCTCTAGTTGTAATTTTATTACCACATTCACATTCGCATATCCAAGCAGGTTTATTGCATATATTTTCTTTTGCTCTTTTAATTATTGTCAATCTACCAAATTTCTGATTAGTTAAATCAATTGCTTTAATGCCAATAATTATTTCCTCCTTTTATTTTTATAGAAGGAGATTAAATCTCCTTCTATAAACCAATAATTTTAATCAATAAATATCTTAATCATCTTCCGCAAGCAATTTATCTAAATCATCTAAACTATAATCACTAGATCCTTCTTCTGATTCATCAGTACTATCATTTGTATCAGTATTCTTATCATCTTTGCTCTTATCTTTTTTTTCACTAAGCAATTGATTCAGAAATACCAAATCTTCAAATTTATATTTTTCATCTGTTCTTTGAATTACAGGTTTTTTATCGTCACCTTCACCAACA